GCAACAAGCAGCGAAAGGCCACCCGTCACCATCGCCTGAAGTGTAATCAACTCCGTGAGTTTGACGCCTGTCGCCGTGAGAGCCGGAATCATTGAGCCGACCAATGTGAAGGCGGTCATAGCCACCATCGCTTCCATTTGGTTCTCTTGGTCTATGAACATCGGGACAAGCATTGTGACGCCCATGAGACCGGCACGAACGGCCTTCAAAGCCGTGCTTTGCGTGAAGAACGCCTTTGTCGTTGTTCCGATTGTGGCGAGGGCAGACCTTTCCTTCATGTCTCTCTGTGCAATCGCTCCCGTCAATTGGTTGTTTGCGATAATCAGACCTTGAATCTGTTGTCGCTCCGCTGCTTCAGCGTTAATTTGCCTCTGCACGGCGGCAATCTTCCTATCAATCGCCTTCGTTGATTGTTCCTTCGACAACAGTTCTGCTCTTTCTGAGTTGAGTGCGGCCATCCGTGCGACAAGTTCTCTTTGCGAAAAGTTGAGTTCCGCGCCCCGCGTTTTGAGACGTCGCAAAGTTGCTGCTTCGAGTGGTTGATGCAAAATCACAGACTGAGAAAGGATGCGTGCTTCTTCAGACAAAGCCGCATTCATCCGGTCTTGCTGCATAAGAGCCTGAGCCTTTTCTTTGAGGCTTCGTTGCTCCATCATCAGACGCTCACTTTTGGACGCCGATACCCGAGCAGAGACCCGAGCCTCCATCTCATTCGCAGCGCGGGCGGCGTTGATGGCCGCAAGGTTTTTTCCAGACTGAACCTTGAGTTTTTCTTGCAGAATCAGCCCTTTCTTCATCATGTCGTTTGCTTGATACTGAGTCTTGCTCCACCTCTGCCGTCCCTTTGTCCTCTGTTGGAACAACTCAAGTTCCAAAGCGGCGGCTTTGGTTGCTTGGTTGGTGTAGGTCTGAAGCGCACCAATCTCCTTGTGCCTTCCCTCAAGCCTCTTGACTTGCTCTGTGGCCTCTCGCTTGGCTTGCTTCTGTGCGTTGTTTACTTGGAATGAAAACTTCAGGTATTCGCCGTTGAGGGATTCGAGGGCATCTTGCTCAAGACGCATCAACCTTTCATTTTCTCGGAAGGCGATGGCCTGCTTTTGAATCTCAGCCCGCGATTCCCCGGTGATTGCGTTAAGCGTCTTGAAGGCAACGAACAGGTTGAAAGCATTGAGTCCGATTTCCACCATCGGGGCAGCCAACTTTTCATAGCCGTTTAGCAAAGCGATAGTGAAACCAACTGCTTCGTTGAAAACGGGAACCCTTTCAAGGGCCAAGTTGATGCCCTCAAGCCAAAGCATCTCTGCTTTATATGAAGTCGCATAGGCGTCTGCGAGTTTCTTTCCAATAGCCACCCTCATGTTTTCAAGTTGGGCTTGCAAGATTTCGGCCTGCATCACGGTCGAGTTCATTTTGTTGTTGAACTCATCCAAAGCACCGAATTGCGCGTTGAACGCGGCGGTGTTGAGTTGAACAAGACGGTTGTGGTTTTCCATCAGTTTCAGGAACTTGACGTAGTGACGGGAGCCTGCAACACTCACGGCGAGCGCACGCTTTTCTTCTGCGCTCATCTCCGCATAGGCAGGTTGCAACTTCTCCAACACATCCGTCAGCCGCATCTGGGCAACGCCTTGAGCATCCACGCCCTCGACGTGTTCTGCAATAGCCTTTGTTGCGGCGTTGTTGGCGTTGCCGAGACGCTGATAAATCATTCGCAGACCTGTTCCGGCGCGACTCACTTCTTCACCAGACTCAAGCAAAAGAGCCGACATAGCCGCCATTTCACCAATGCTTTCACCTGCGATGTTTGCTTGGCTTGCGAATTGGTTGAGAACGAAAGTAATGTCTTCCATTGTTGCAACGGAAGAGTTCTCGACGGTGTTCAGTTGGTTGAGCGTGTGGATAGAAGATTCACGAACGACGTTGGCCTGTTGCTCTGCGGTCAGGGCCTTATACTGAGCCTCAGCCATACCGCCATACAGGAATTGCGTCTGCTGCGCCAAAGCGATGAAACGGTTCATACCCTCTTCGGTTTCCATTTCACCGATTTGGGCCATCATCAGACCTTGCTTGGTGGCCTCGATAACGGCGAGTTGTTCGCCGAGAGCCCCTTTGAGTTGGGCCATACGCGCAGATGCAGCGAGAGCCTCAGCACCCGTAAACGCAAACGCTTCACCCATACGGACAGCGGCATCTGCAAAGACTTCGACGGTGTCGGTGTCTCCTTCCATTTCGTTATAAAACTTGCGAACGCGAACGAGTTGTTGCTCATACTCATAGAAGGCTTCGACTGTCTGCGTCACTCCTTGCAGAATGACTTGGGAAGTCTGCATGAAGGCTTCTTCGATGCCCGCCATGACGTCCATCATCATAGCCTTTTGGACCGTCATCGCGGCTTCGGTGTCGCCGAGAAGCCTTTGCGATTGGAACTGCCCGACAATGTCGAAGAAGATGCGTGCCGCGCCACTCTTCGCCATCACTCATCGCCTCCGAGCCAATCACCAAGAGCATTCGCAAGACCCTTTGAATCGGTCTTCTGGACCCGCTTCTGGTTGCGGCGGGCAACCGCAGCCTTGCTGCGGTCCTTCGCATCGGCGGTCTGCTCAACGATACGGTCGCTCATTTCAGCGGCGACGAGCAAGTCCATTTCCATGCGTTCCCATCCTCCTTCACAATCATAACGGTCGAACAGGTCGCTTGGAAGAACCCCCTTAAAAGATGAACATAGCATTGGCGCACAACGGGTCATCAGACCAAAGGGACGGCTCCCTCGGGGTCATCCCCACGGACAAATCCGAGAATCGTGCGGAGTTCCTCGGACGTCAGAGAGTCAATGTCGAATCCCTCGTCAATGATGCAACGGGGAACCCAAGCCTCAATTTGGGAAGTGATGCCGCCACCCGCTTCATCGAGCGCATCGGCAAACTCTTCGTGTTGGGCTTCCGTCCACTTGGAGGGGTCGGGACCAAAGTGGCGAAACTTTCGGAAAGTCTTCGCTTGGATGTTCTCGATTCGCAATTTGTCCATGCCCGACGCCTGCCGGACCCACACCTTGCGACCATCGTTCAGTTCAATCTCTTTCTTCAAAACAGGCACTCTTACTCACCTCAAAATTACACGTCATAGACGTGTTCCAAAGAGCCACTACACTACTTGGGCTCATGGAAAATCACCATCAGGGCGCGGCCTCATAGGAAATGACGGCCATGTAGTTGTTCCCAACGGCTTTTCGCACAATGTTCAAACTCAGCAGTTCGGTTCCCGCTGAAAGAGCGCGAAGCGCAGTTTGAATCTCGGAATCAATGGTTAGAAGCGTTCCGTAAACAGTCGTGACGCTTACGTTTGATGGGTTGTTGATGGGCATTTAAGCACCACCTCAGAACGTATCGGAGTTCGAGAGTTCGTTCGTGGAGGTCACAACACATTGGGACATAGCGTTTGCATCGGCAAGGTCATACAGGGCGTGGAAATTGACGGTCATCGTCTGTGAATCACGACCACTCACGGAGGTCTCAGGCATCTCATACTGCACCTTGAAGAAGTCAAAGCGAACGTCGTCAGCCGCGCCTGCACGGAAGAGAACCGAAAGAGCGGGAGTGCTGCTGCCGGGGTTCACCAGACCGGCGTTGCTTGCCGTGGTAGCACCGCGCAGTTCCTCAAAGTAAGGTTCAGCGGAAGCCACGTCACCCGACAAAAGGGACTTGTGGAAGGTAATGCTGCCGGTAATTTCGCGGGTCGTCACAGGAGGCGCACGAATGCAGGTGTCGGAAGCCAGAGAATAGGAGTTGTCCATGTCTCGGTTCGTCTTGATTTCAAAGTCAATGCTCTGAACGAGAGCCGAGTAGTTGGCGTCAGTAGCCGTGTCTTCAAACTCGACGAAGCATTGGGCGAAGTGGGCGGCGTCACCCGTGTAGCCCGTGACGGTAGTGGCGAGGGTAGCGTCAGCATCGTTCTGCTTCGCACCCATCGTTGAAAACGAAATCATCGCGTATTCGCCCATGTTGGCTGAGACGCTGATGCTCTCGATAACTTGTCCGGCAAAGATATGTTCGACTTCGTCACGACCAACGCGGAAGGTGTAGGACGGCAAGACGGTGCTTGCATCAATCCCAATCTCGCTGAAGGTGTGAGGACCCGAGCCGGTGTTGTTGCTGTGAACACCGTAAATGCCCATCAGGATATTCGCAAGGAACTTGTCGGGCTGAAGGGCCATAGTAGCACCTCCCTCAGCACTTTGGCGACCAACGACGGTCTTCGCCGCGCCGTAGTAGTTCATGTCGTTGCGCTTTGCGATGTCGTAAGTGTTCTGGAAAGATTCACTTTCGATTTCGCCAACGGCGGTTGCCGCTACAGGCGTGTTATAGGTGCTTTCCTTGCCGATGCTAACGTAGCGCGTGTGGTGCGAGTAAGCCATGAAAAAGAGAATGGCTTTGTGTCTTATGAATGATTCGTCAGACTTCTCGAAGGAACATCCGAACCTTTTTCATGTAGTTGATGGTTAAAGCATGAACACAAACGACTTCGTCGTCGTCCACCTTTGAGTCAAGGCGCGTATCATACCCAATGATGGAGTCCACGCCGTCTTGTCGTCCCGTCAGAGAATAGAGTTCATCAAACACTTCGCCCATAATGCTCATGCCGAGACGGTATGCGTTGCGATAATCCGTGCCGCGAGTCGTCACATAGATGATAACATCATACCTCTGGTCTGTGCGAGTTCCGGCAAGCGTCAAAAAATCGGGAGACTCCACACGGGTAGTGACGACGTGAATCGAAGGCGGGTGAATGCGGTTAATCATCGCTTGGGAAGACAGGTCATACCCATACACAATCGCACCGTCGCCAACGTGAGTCTTGATGAAGAATCGCTTTGAGTCCTTCAGAATGTCCACAATGCTAATGCCCGTTCTGAGCAACGTGTTAGATACCCAATCGCTCATGTCCAACTCATCAGGAGAGAATGCGCCATGCGGAGTGTAATACACGGTAAACCAATCAACGGTCCCCGTCGTGTTGCCCCATTCAGCCGTCTGCGAAACGGAAGAATCGCCAACTACCTGAAGGTAGTGATTTTGTCCATCGTCGTCCTCAACAATTTCGCGCATATAGAGGCGAGCGGTCCCGTCGGAGGCCAAAGTCAAACGCAGGAGGGCGGGAACAGAATTATCCTCACGACCGCGCAAATCCAACCCGTTGCTGCTGACGGTAGTCGTTCCAACGAGTTGCACCTCGTCGTTTCCGAAAGCACGCACCTCAGCCCGATGGCTTCCATTATCAAGCACCATCAGGACTTCACCGTTCGTCGGGACGCTTTGGTGTTGGAGGGCAAGCATGAGGGTCAAGTCGTTCTCATCGTTCCCTACGGTCTGCGCCCAGACCTGCCCGCTCCCGCTGATTCTCCAAGCATCACCGGACACTTCGCCATCTGATGCAGAGCCCGTCAGCGTCCAAGCGGCGTTGTCTTTTCCGTTCGGACTTGCAGGGTTGTTTCCAACCAAGCGAGCCGTCCAATAATCGTCATTCCCTGCAACCGTCATACGAGCGCATACCTCCCGTAGCCATCCTTCACAACGCTCTTAAACAAATGAAATGTCTTTTTGACGTCTTCGGGAAAGTGCTTGACGACGTGGTTTTCGATGTTCAGCATCACGTCATAGGTGCGAGAAAAACCGGGGTGTGTGGCCCGCTTCATCATCGCAACCGTGTTGAATCCGGGCTGACCCGTCTTCTTGAAAAAGCCCGTCGAAGAACGAACCATGTCGGGCAAGTAATGGGGATAGCGAAAAGGCTTCATGCCCCCAACGACAATGTCGGAAAGGCGACCGCCACGACTTCCGATAACACCCTCATGTGCCTTTGTGAAGTGGCTTCCCATGTGGACTCGGAAGTGTTCTTGGCCGGGAACTTCGTCATACTTCAGAGCGTTCGCCACCTTCACATAGATGTTGTCTGAGAACCCGAATCTGTCCCACGGGTAAACCTCCACCATCTCAAGTGGTCCCGCCATCTTTTTCAAAACCTCCTTTGTCTCTTCGATTGCAGACTCGATGCGTCCGGCCAATACGTTTCTGATGATTTGCGGTCCATCAACTCCCATGCGATTGAGAGCCTGAACTACCTCATGCTCGTCCCAATCCATGCGAAACTGAGACTGAATCGCACCGCCACTTGCGCCTCGCGGTCCAACTCGGGGAGAGGACCTGTGGGGGCCACCGGCCCCATAGCGCATGACGGAACGAACCATTCATACCGTCCCCAAATGTGCAAGCCTTTGCAGTTCCATTCGACCTCGCTCACGGAGGTTTGTGCCGCGCATATCGCTACCTGTCTGGTGCGTTGCCTCGTCTTC